CTGCGGAAGATGCTGTTTTCGATGTTGGGGTTATCCCGCTTGAGGCGGCGGAGCAGGATTTTCGTCTCCTGCCGCTTGGAGCCGCCGCCGCCGTTGTCGCACATGGTGCAGTTTTCGGTAAAGCGGCAGGCGCACTGGATGAATTCCAGCTCATTGTAGCGCTTCCACGCCAGAATATCTTCCTCGCGGATGCAGTACATCGGGCGGATGAGGGTCATGCCGGGGAAGCTGGTGCTGTGGAGCATGGGCGGCATGGCCTGCAGCTGAGAGCCGTAGAACATACTCATAACGGTCGTCTCGATGACGTCGTTGAAGTGGTGGCCCAGTGCGATTTTATTGCAGCCCAGCTCCTTGGCCTTGCTGTAGAGGTGGCCGCGGCGCATCCGGGCGCAGAGATAGCAGGGGTTCTT